CGTATCAACTACAGGTGTTGGTGTTGATGTTACGCCGACAGGTATTGCGGCGACAGGGGAGTTAACAGGACCGACTGTTTCAGGAGATGCACCGAATGTGGCTGTCACAGGTATTGCAGCAACTGCATCTGTTGGGTCAGTTACACTTAATACCTTTCAAAGAGTTCCTGTGTTTGCAGGAGATATGACTGCAACAGGTCAAGTTGGTAGTGTAACAATCGTTGCACCATCCTCTGTAACTGTTACAGGTTTAAGCACTAGCGCAACCGTAGGATCTGTGTTAGTTTACGGTAATATAATTCCTGCTCCAGGTACAAGTTGGACAGGTGTTTCTCCAAATCCGGGTAGTACATGGACAGAGGAACAGCCTAATCCAAGCACAACTTGGACAGAAATAGCAGCGTAAAGGTAGGGAAAAATGGCAACCTATACAACAAATGGCGGTATCAAAAAGATTGCGACAGGTGATGAATCTGGAACATGGGGTACGTCAACCAATACAAACTTTGATATCATTGACCGCTTGGCGGTAGGTGTTGGAGACGTAACACTCTCAGGAACAACTCATACATTGACTACGTCAGATGGCTCCGCATCAGATGGTCAGTATCATGTTCTTGTGTTAGGTGGTTCGCCCTCTGGTACAAATACAATTACAATTAGCCCAAATGATACGAAAAGATTGTATCTTGTAAAGAATAACTCAGGTCAAACAGCCACATTCTCTCAAGGATCTGGTGCTAATGTAAGCGTAACAAACGGCAAGTCTGCGATTATATACGCTGATGGCGCAGGATCTGGCGCAGCGGTGGTAGATCTTACATCTACCTTTGCTTCTGTGCCTGTCACAGGCGGCTTACTAGCTGCGAACAACTTGTCAGATGTGGCGAATGCGGGGACATCTAGAACAAATTTAGGGGTTGCGATTGGGTCAAACGTGTTGGCATATGACGCAAACCTACAGTCTTTTGTAACGGCTCTTACCCTCCCGACTTCAGATGGGACTAACGGGCAAGCGTTGGTTACAAATGGTAGTGGCACTATTAGTTTTGGTAGTGCTGGAATTGGAACTGGTAAAGCCATAGCTATGGCTATTGTTTTTGGTTAAAGGAGGCTAAGATATGGCTGCACCGAATATTGTAAATGTAAGCTCAATACTAGGAAAAACCGCAGTGGTTGCATTGAGTTCAACATCACAGACTACACTTCTAAGTAACGCGGCATCGAGTGATGATGTTTTAAAAGTGAATATGATCCAAGTTGCAAACGTAGATGGCACAAATGCTTGTGATATTACTATAGATGTACACAGCGCAGCATCAGGAGGCGGCACAGCATACTCGCTTGTTGCAACCGTGTCTGTACCTGCTGACGCATCATTGATTGTGTTGGATAAGAGCACCGCGATATATCTCGAAGAGAATACTTCGATAACTGCAACTGCGGGTACTGCAAGCGATTTAGAAGTAATTGTAAGCTACGAGCAAATCACCGACTAATAGGAGTCGCACATGGCTAGAGGTAGAGGCGGCTTTATAGGTCAAGACGGGCTGAATGCACCAGATAGCCCTACAAGTGTTAGTGCTTCCGCAGGTAATGCACAGGCAACGGTAAGCTTTACTGCACCAACTGATGTCGGCGGTTCGGCAATAACGGGCTATAGAGCGCAGTCAAATACTGGCGTAGGTGCTTCTGGAACTTCTTCTCCGATTAATGTCACAGGTCTTTCTAATGGAACGACCTATACATTTAACGTATGGGCAATCAATGCGTTTGGATATTCTGCGCCTAGTGATGCGAGTGGGAGTGTTAGTCCTACTAATCCTAGAGGTATATTTTTTGCAGGACAAGGAACCTCTGGATCAAATGTTATAGACTATATTACAATATCAAGCACTGGCAATGCTACTGACTTTGGAGATCTTGATCAAAATAGAGAAAACTTTCGTGGTGCTTTTGGCTCATCAACAAGAGGTGTTGTTGGAGGAGGTGCGACTAGTCCAAGTAATTTAATACAGTATATTACAATAGCTTCTACAGGAAATGCCTCCACATTTGGTGATTTATTAACAAATACAACTCAAGGCTCTGGTGTTTCAAATGAAACTAGAGGTTTATTTTGTAACGGTAATGCAGGTTCAGACTCTAATGTAATAGAATATGTAACTATAGCTTCTACAGGTAACTCCACAGATTTTGGTGACTCAACTCAAGCTCGTGTTCTACCTGCTTCCGCAGGTAATACTACTAGGGCTGTGATGGCAGGTGGTAGAGTAGGGGGATCTCCATTCACAAGATATAACATTATGGATTATGTGACTATAGCAAGCACAGGTAATGCTACAGATTTTGGAGATTTAACAGTGGCTAGAGATGGTTTAGCAGGATGTTCGTCATCTACAAGAGCAGTTTTTGGTGGTGGTTATGCCGCTAGTGCTAAAGATGAAATAGATTATGTAACCACTGCTTCTACAGGTAATGCTACAGATTTTGGTAATCTAAGCACAGGAACTTCTAATCTTATGGCAGCATCAAGTAAAACAAGAGGTACTTTTGCAGGGGGTTATGATGGCGGTGGGGTGTCTAATAGGATTGAATATATTACTATAGCAAACACTGGAAACTCCACAGATTTTGGAGATCTTACTCTTGCAAGGTATGAAGGTGCAGGATGCTCCAATGTGCACGGAGGACTTGCATAATGCCAAATTATCAAGGTGTATGGTCGCTCTCAACGCAGATGCAGAATGCTAGTGCTTGGCCTAGATTTTCTCAACCTAGAGGTTTGTTTTTTGGGGGCAATGATGCAAGTAGCACACATACTAATACTATTGATTATATTGATATAAGTAGCACAGGTAATGCTTCAGA